AAAGCCTTTATGTCAATGAAAAAATTAGCCTTGACATGCAATTTTTTCAAACCTAGCTTGACAAAGCCAGACTAAAACTCATCAAATATCCAGGAAATATCTTTTTAAAGGGGGACTTTATGGCTCATAAACTTTTAACTAATAGATGTCACAACTGCAAAAGCTATAATTTAAAAGAATTAACTCAAATCTTTGACAAAGAAAATAGATTGACGCGCATTGAATGTGGTGACTGTCACACCTTTCAAGCGTTTGAATCAAAAAAGGTTCAAGAACATCAGCTCACAAGAAACCTTCCAATTTCCACGAATGTATCGGCGTCAACTGTGATGAAATGGCTTGCCGAAAATTCTGTGGACATTGATCTAAAGCCAGGACAAGAGATAACTTTGATCTTAAAAGTTAAAAACTAATAAGGTATTTCATGACAGAATCAGACAGCGATGAAAAACTTAATAAATTCGTTCAACAATTAAGAGACCGGGGTTGGTCAGAAGATGACATAGACAGTCTCATGAAAAGCTCAAGCCTTTATCCGTCAGAAAATGAAGGCTTTTACGTTAATGGAAACCCACAATATCTTGAGCTTTCAAGATATTTTAAATATGAAAAATCGTTAATTACATTCGAGCATGATTCATACATTTTTAATGGCAAATATTATGAACGACTGGGAAATCTTGGTTTATCTAATCTCATTATTGAGGCCACACAAGAAAAAGTCAAACCCAAGCATCTTGAGGATTTTAAAAAACACCTGAAAGCTTTCACCTTTGTTAAAAATGTTAATAACATGCTGCCCTCTTCTGATCTAATCAACCTCGACAACGGAATATTAAACATCAAAACCAAAGAGCTTTTTCCTCACTCAAAAGAATATTTTTTTAAAAATGTAGTGCCTGTTTCTTATGGTCCAAAGGCCACAGCCCCCAGGTGGGTTTCTTTTTTAAATGAAGTTTTATTTCAAGACCAAGACACCATTGAGCTCTTACAAGAGATTTTTGGTTATATTCTACTCGGCGGCCCCCCCTTTCTTCACCGCGCATTTATTCTTTTTGGCGAGGGTCGAAACGGAAAGGGGACCGTACTTCATATTTTGAGATCAATACTTGGTGAAGAAAATTGTTCGAATGTAGATATCACAAAACTCGATGATCCCTTCAGTGTGGTCCAACTCGATGGCAGGAAGGCTAATATCACAGGGGAGCTCACAACAAGACTCATGGCTAGTGAATCTTTTAAAACCGCTGTGGCCGGGGAACCCCTAGAAGCGGCGCAAAAGTTTAAGCCATCCTATAATCTTCATGTACAAGCCAGATTTATTTTTTCCACCAATAAGCTTCCCAAGTTTGATGATGACTCGACTGGTCTTGAAGAAAGGCTAGTCATTTTGCCTTTTTTGAAATTCATTCCGGATGAACAAAGAGATTTTGCGTTGGCTGATAAACTGGAAAAAGAACTCCCGGGGATTTTAAATTGGGCTATAGAGGGCCTGAGCCGCGTTCTCCGGCGCGGCAAATTAAGAAGTGAGCCTGAGGCCGTCATTAAGCAAAAAAATCAATATAAGGCTGATTCAAACTCTGTGTGGGGCTTTTGCCTGGATCACCTTATCGTTAAAGAGTTTCGTGGAGTGGAAAATCAAATAAGTTGCACAGTAGATGAGCTTTATGCTTCGTACAAAAATTATTGTGACAATGATAATCTGAAAGCAGTGAGTAAACCCGTTTTTGGCAAACGTCTTAAGAAATATCTTGATCAGTTTGATCAAGTTGAAAAGTTAAGAACCCGCCATGAGTCTGGCCGCTATCAAATTTATAAAAACGTATATTGCAGCGAGCCAAGCTTTCAAAAGCTAAATAGATTTATTTGATTTCTTCTCTTTGTCCAGGCAAATTAGGATTTTGTCCAGGCTAGCAAAATTTTTGCCGGGACAAGGTTAAGTGTTTAAAATTATTATTATTTTTTAAAAAATAATGATTTTAATGGGACTGGCATTTTTTTTTGCCTGGCCAGGGTTAAGTTATTGTTTTTTTTAAGGAATTTTTATTTTTGGCCAGGCAAATTATTTTTTTTAGTATAATTATTTTAAAAAATGAAAATTTATATAATAAATAGGGAATTGCATGTCCCTGGCCAGCTGCTCTGCGTTAAATAAAAATCAAGAAAAGAATTATCTAGATTTTTTTTAATTAATTAATTAAAGCCCTATATTAACTTCTCCGGCGCGTTAATTAAAAAGATGACATGATGTCGGGATAGGTTGACAAAATCACTGCACAGCCAATTCTCGAAGCTTGTGTGGAATTTTTATTGCTTGTCTTATCGAAAATTCTATTAATCCGTTGACCACCGTTGTTGTTTCCGTCGCTACAAAGACCATGGTCGTGGTTCGGGTTGGCCACGCAGGTGAGTGAGAAGTGATTTTTTTATAACGTTCATTGTAATTAGCTTGACTAAAGCAAAGTCTTATATGAGATTGACAATATCTGGCTAACCTGACTAGGTCCACTAGCTGGTAGCTGGTAGTGGATGGGTCCTTCCTGGGAAGGGCCCATACTTTATGGTCGACTACCTGCGATCTTACAGAAAATCCTTTTTTGGTCTCTACCTTGTTGGGGTGAGTATTGAAGGTCGCGGGTAGCGGCGACCATTTCTTTAAAAAATATCCTTGAAAAAAATTCATTAGTATGTAATCGTTTTAGCCATCATGGCTCATAAACCACATAATGATGGGCGTCCTCAAAAATATAAAACTGAATATTGTCAAATGCTGATTGATCACATGGCTGAAGGTTATTCATTTGAGTCTTTTGCTGGAGTCATTAATGTAAGCCAAAAACTCATGTATGACTGGTGCCGCAGGTTCCCAGAGTTTTTATACGCCAAACAACAAGGTCGCCAAAAATCACTCTTAAAATGGGAGAAGCTTGCCTTTGAGGGAATGTGGTATGATCAAAAGCGCCCATTCAATTCTACAGTTTGGATTTTCTCAATGAAAAACAAGTTTAATTGGAAAGATAAAGTTGAAAATGAGCAAAAGGTTGAGCTTGATATTCCTTCATACAAACTACTTAATGATGAATCCACGGATGATTAATGTCCGATGTTTATTTAACGAAGCCACAGGCCAGTTTTTTAACTTCTAAAAAAAAGTTTTGTCTTTTTCGTGCAGGTATTGGTAGTGGAAAATCATTTGTTGGCTCTCACTATGTTATTAAAAAAATAAGTGAAGATCCTGAGAGTAAAGGTTTCATTGGTGCTAACACCTATAGACAGCTTCACAATGCCACTCTATCGGCTTTATTTTCAACACTTGATAAGCATGGTTATCCTTATCAATACAATCAAAACAAAGGTATTCTGAACATTCTGGGCCGAAAAATCATAGTTGATTCTCTGACAAATTACGAGATGCTTCGTGGTATTGAGATTGGTTGGTTTTGGTTAGATGAGGTTCGGGACACGAAAGAAGATGCGTTTCGTGTATTGATGGGTAGGCTTCGCGATAAATCGGCTAAGAGTTTAGAGGGTAGGCTTACGAGCTCACCGTTTGGCTATGATTGGCAATATGATTATTTTGAGGGCGAGAAAAAGACAAAAGAATTTCAGGTTGTGCAAGGTAAAACTCAGGACAATATTTATTTGCCAGAGGGATACATAGAGACCTTAAAAGAAAACTATGACGATAAGATTTATCGTCAAGAGGTATTGGGTGAGATTGTCAATATTCAGGCTGGTCAAATTTATTATTCATTTGATCGCTCGAAGCACGTTGAAGAGTTTGAGCTTAACAAAAGACTTCCAATTTATTTCGGCATGGATTTTAACATCAATCCTATGACGGCTTGTTTAGTTCAGCCGGTTAATGATGTGGTTCACGTTTATGATGAGTTTTACTTGATGGGCTCTAACACGAAAGAGATAGGTGAGGAGATCATAAGGCGTTATGGTCCAAAGCATAGGATCATACCGGATTCGACAGGAAAGCGCACTCAGACATCTAGCTCTGGCTTTAGTGATCACATGATTTTAAGAGACATGGGCTTTCGTGTCATTCACAGACCTAATCCTTTCCGGATTGATAGATACAATTGCGTAAATAATTTATTGGACAAGGGATGTTTAAAGATTCACCCTCGGTGCAAGAATTTAATTAAAGACATGGAGCGGCTTCACTACAAAGAGGGCGACTCTCGGCCCGACTTAAGTAAAGATCAATCTTTAGGTCATTTAAGTGATGGGTTAGGGTATGCTTGTTATTACTTTTATCCTTTGGAGAAGGTTGAGAGTGAAGTGCATCAACTACCAAGATGAGGGGTATGATTTATGATTAGATGTAGAAAACTTCCGAGCGGAAAATTTGAGTGCAAGCTTTTATCTGAGGACGGTAAAAAAAACCTGGGCACTTTTCGTGGTAATACTAGGCAGGCTGCTAGAAAGCGGGCTGAGTCACGAGAGAGGGAAGTACAGTTTTTCAAGAGAAGGTCTTAATATATGGGTGCAATAGATTTAACTTCACAAGATGTTAGAAGCCGGGTAATTGATGAGATAGTAACGGAGCAAAACCTGGCAAGAAAGCGCGCTAGTCTAAAGGCTTTCGAAATATATTCCAATAGGCAGCAAAGGTTTATTTTAGAAAAGCTTCAAGAGGAGTTTGATGATAATACAATCAAAAACATGAGAAAGTTTTTATCATTGAACCTTAGCAAGCGGATGGTGAATGAGCTTGCCAGCATTTACAATGAGCTTCCTGAGCGCGAGTTTAATTTACCGGAAGGTGAACTTTCAGAAGATCAGGCAAAACAAATAGAAAACCTTTATACTTTTGGAGATGTTAATAACAAGTTAAAGCTTGCTAATAGATATTTCAGGCTTGAGAATCAGACGTTTTTGCAGGTTTTACCGAGAAAGGGAAAAATTGATCTAAAGGTATTTTTGCCTCATGAGATTGATGTGATCCCCGATCCCAACAATCCTGAAGAGGCTTTAGCTTATGTGATTTCAGTATTTGATCGGTTTGATTTTTTGGCACAGACAGAGCCGGAGGATTTTCAGACCAGGGGCAATGCTCTTGATACTAGACCTCGCCAAGAGACCATCAACGAATTGATCGCTGATCCTGAAGATTACAGGAAAAATATTTCGCGGTTGATATGGTGGACTGATGATTTTCATTTCACGACTGACAGTGACGGCAATGTTTTGGAGCAGGATGTGTCAGAGATGATCAATCCTATTGGTGAGCTTCCATTCATTGATGTCTCAATGGAAAAGCAAAATACTTTTTTTGTCAGGGACGGTCACACTATCACAGATTTCAACGTAGACTTTGGTGCGATCTTAAGTGATGTGACAAACATTAATCGGCTTCAGGGTTATGCTCAGGCATTTATTGTTTCTGAAAAAGCTCCGCAAAATTTACAGTTAGGACCTGACAAAGTGATTTGGCTTAAGCCTAGTGGCAATCCAGAGGAGGCCACTCCTCAGTTTGGTTTTGCTAATCCTAGTCCTGACCTAGATGCGAGTCTTAGGCTTTTGGAGATGAAGTTAAAGATATTTTTAAATTCATTGGGTCTTGATCCTAAATTAATAGCTGGCGAGACCAGATTTAATTCAGGCATTGAAAGGATATTGGCATTGATAGAAAAAATGTCAGCCACTAATTCTGACTTTATGAAGTTTAAGGCAGTTGAGAAGCAGGTGTTGCGTTTAATGGTTAAGTGGTCAAACTTAATGCAAAGTGTGTTGCCTGAAGAGGGTGGATTAAAGCCTGAGTTAAGGCTTGCAGAAGTGCCGGACAACATTGAGGTGGACGTTAAATTTGCTAAGCCTCAGATGATAAAGTCAGATGAGGAGCAGGTTGATTTAATTAAGAAAAAGATGGAAGCTGGTTTAATGTCGAGAAGTGAGGCTATTCAAGATTTAAGACAAGTTGGTAAAGACATGGCTGATAATATCATTGATGAGATTGATAAGGAGATGAGCGGTGGCGAAGTTGAAAGATCAGGTTCGCAAGTTATCGGGGAATAATCCTGAGTTGAAGGTGAATTTAAGAAAGATATTTGGTGAGCGCATTCCACGTTCGGGGCCACTAAGAGATCAGATCACTCAGGAGATTTTAGACTTAATTATTGATCGAACTAAGTCTGGTAAAGACATTAACTCTCGGCGCTTCCCTGCTTATTCTAAGTCTTATAAAAACTCGGAGGAGTTTCGTGCTTTTGGAAAATCAGAGGGCAGGGTGAATTTAACTTTGACTGGAGATATGTTGGGGTTGATGGACAGTAAAGAGAGCACACGAGACACAGAGACATTTGGCTGGACAGACCGTGAGGAGGCGGCCAAGGCTCATGGTCACATCACTGGCAATGTTGGTAAGACGCGTGACTTTTTCGGTTTACGAGCTAGTGAGATAAGAGAGATTAGAAACAAGTTTAAGGATCAGATTGCTCGCATTAATGAGTTAGATGAGCAGACGCAAGTTTCAGCCGCAGAAGTTTTAAGGAGGTTGGGCGTTGGCGACGAAAGTTAACATTGATCCTGGGCGAGTATTTAAAGCGATCAGAGAGGTTTTCAATGATGTCTCGACTCAGAGAAAACTTTTGCTGGAGATCAGTGATTTTTCAGCCAAGCGGATTCAGGCTTTTGCTCGAATTGGAAAAACGCTTGTGAGCGGAAAGCCCAAGGCTTTACCAAAGTTAAGTGAATCATATCGTTTGATGCGCATGGGTGCTTTAAAATTTCGAAAGATTGACGACCGGGTAGTTCCTTTTGGTGAGCCGGATGAGAAGTTAAACCAAGTAGATTCACAATTTTTCAGACCGACGGCTAAGAGGTCAAACTTAACTTTTACAGGCGATTTAATGAAAGCAGTGAAGGGTGAGGTTAAGGGCAGTAAAGCTTTTGTACGAGTGAACGAGAGTCGTGGGGATGGAAAGAAAAACAGTGAAGTGATCAAGAATCTTCAAAAGATTGATCCAGGTTACAAGTTTTTGGGCTTAGACGATAAGGGGCAGCAACGCATTCGCCGGATGGTATTGAACGAGCTTCGGCGAAAAATTAGACTAAGGTTTTAAAGTAACAAGATGCACAATAACAATATTGACAACTAAACGAAAAGGAGCATTATTATGTCAGGTGAAGATAAAAGCGGCGGTGCCGCTCCTGAAGAGCCGGTCAGTGATCAGCATCAGGGAGACCCTAATCAAGACGCCGGTGGCGTTGAATCCAAAGACACAGTTAAATATGAGAGCTACAAGAAAGCTGTGAGCGAAGCCAAAAAGCACAAGTCTTTAGTGGATGAGCTGAAGTCAGAGAATGAGAAGCTTAAGCAGCAACAACTTGAGGCTGAGGGAAAGAAGGATGAATTGATTCAGCAGCTTAAGACAGAAAAGGAGCAGTTGAATCAGAAGTCTACTAAGATGGCTTCGGCATTCACACGGGCTAGGGCTCATGATGTGATTGTTGATGAGGCGGTGAAGATGGGCTGCACATCAACAAAGTTGATCAAAAAGTTAGCTGACGATGAGGTTAACAATTTTGAATTTGACGATGATTTCAATCCTGACCGCAATCAAGTTAAGTCTTGGCTTGAGAACCTTAAGCAGGAGGAGCCCACTCTTTTTAAAAAGGAGGCCCCTTCGGTGAAAGATGGTGTTCCGGCTTCATTTGATAAGGCTCCACCGAAAGATATTTCTTCAATGTCTACGGAGGACTTGAAGAAAAATCTTGGTAAATTAGATAGTCTTTTTTAACAACTAGAAAGGAGGCCATGGAATGGCTAACGAAATTACTTCCAATCAACAACTCGGACCAACCAAACAGGATTTGGTGGCAGAGTTAGTACAGCGTGAATTGAAGGCAGCAGTAAACATGCTTCCTTCGGTTGATGATGTTTCAAACCTTGCAGTGAGGGGCGCTAAGAAAATCAAGATCCCTCGCCTTTCATCTTTTCAGGTCGTGAACCGGCAGAGTGGTCAGGCTGGCACAGCCCAGGCTCTTGACTCTTCAGTTGATGAGCTTGATCTTGATCAAAACCTCTTCCTTCAATGGGTAATTGACAACTTTGATGAGATTCAATCCAACATTCCGGCCCAGGCTGAGTTTGCATCTCGTGCGGCTCAGGCACATGGAAGGAAGGTTGATGAGCTTATCATCGAAGAGCTTGAAGGGGCTGGTGTTGCTGAATCGACTGCGAGCGGTGACATCACTGAGTCAATTTTTCTTGAGATGAGAAAGTCACTTTTGAAAAGGAATGCCAACCGTGATGGGCTTTGGTTTGCGGCTTCTCCTGATCAAGAGGCTGAGCTTTTGCAAATCTCTCGGTTTGTTGAGGCTGACAAGTTTGGCCGCGCTGTGATCCCTGAGGGTGCTGTGACTCGAATTCATGGGGTCAATATTGTGATCAACAATCAGTTGGATGCTCAACAATATTTTATGTATGACACGGCTGGCGTGAAGGTTGCTTTTCAGCAACGGCCCAACACGGTGAGTGAGCCTGACAGTGACTTCGGTACACAGGCCAGAAAATTCACCATGGATCAGATTCTAGGATTGATGGCTTCACAGGTTGGCATTGATCCTAAAGAAGAGGGGCTTGCTTCTACTGAGTCGCCATTGATTGTCAAAGATAATAACTAAGGAGATTGATAAATGAGTATTGAAAAAGGAAAAAAGTCAGTATTGATTTACGACTATGACTTTTCTCGTGACGGCGGGGAAGTTGAAACAAAAGAACTGAGTCCTGCGGCTGGTCAAGGGATCGCCACGGCGCTTGAAGAAAATTTTGTCATCACTGATTTATCAGTACATGTCAAAAAAGCTCTTGCAAGCTCTGGTTCTCCCACAGTCACCCTAGGTGACGGATCTGATCCGGACGGTTATTTGGCTGATTTTTTCAGCTTAGCTGGCAGTGATGATTCTATGATAAATCTAGGAGAGGTTGCTGGGGCACTTCTTTGGGATGATACGAATGACCATCGTCTTCATCATCGAATTGGGTCAGCGGATAATGACAAGAAGCTTCAGCTTGATATTGGCACCGCTGCTTTAACGGCTGGGATCATGAGGGTTTATCTAATCGGCTATAGGGCCCTAGATTAATATGATCTTTAGTGATTTAAAAGCCGAGTCTATTATTCAGGTGAATGATAAGACTCGGCTTGATGCCAGACAATCATTTGTCTCAAAGGATGAGGCAGAGATTCAAACGGTTGAAATCGAGCCGGAGTCGGGCGTTGGTTTTATTGATGTGACGGGACAATCGTCACAGGATTGGTTTTTGGACTGGGAATACTCAGGGAGTGAGAGTCGCACGGTTCAGGCAACTGTGCGAGTCACCACGGACGGGAGCCCGGTCACTTCTGTTCGTGATATTTCTGTGTTAACAGCATCGGATGATAATTTATTTTCGAGTGATTTTGATTTGGTGGCTGTTAAAAGTGACATTATGAATTTCCTTCCAGATGGTCGCAGTTCTTTTTTGAATGTACACCGGAGGGCTCAGACTTTAATTATTGATGATTTGAATCAGAACGGTGTGACATCGAGTGATGGTACGAGACTTGAGAAGTCGGCTGTGTTGGATATTAAAGAGGTGAATTCGTGGTCAACTTTTTTGACGCTTTGGTTAATATTTGAAGACTTGAGTAATTCGGATGAAGATGTATTTAGGACGAAGGCGAATCTCTACCGTGAGCAAGCAAAGATTCATCGCAACACAGCTTTTTTAAGGCTTGATCTTGACGGCGATGGTGAAGTCAGCCAGGGGACTGAGGGTGTTCAGATTTTTAGTATAGGGGTGAATAGGCGTTGAGTTTTGAGAGTGTGAGGCCTTTTTTTAGAGATAGGATGAAAGCTCTTGGTTTTAAAGAGCATGAGGATGGTTTTAATTTTGAAAACATTCCATCGACGACTTTAGACAATAGCTTTCATATTGAGTCGGGAGAGATTGGTGGGGGGCCTGCAAGCCAGCGTGTTCACACGTTTACTTATTTAATTAATTTACGTTTTTTTCGTCGTGGGTTTCGAAAGCCAGGTGAGGCAATTGATAAGAGTGACGCGACTATTCAGACAATTTTGAGTGACATATTGAGTCCGGCTAATCGGTTGGGCTCAGATATAAAAGACATTGTACCGGGCTCAATATCGCGTGAGCCATTGAGTGCAACAAATGACAATGCGATTATAATTTTGATACCACTATCAGTGGTTTTAAAATGTGTGTTTAATTAATTAACTAAGGAGAGTTAATATGTCTCAAGGAGCGGGAAATGTACGCATTGAGCCGGTCAACGTGTTGTGGCGAATTTTTGCAGCCGAACAGTTGTCTATGGCTGGGGTATCTGATCCAGACGGAACAGAGTTCAACCTTTTTGAAGTAGATGGAACGAAGGTCAGGGTTGTTTATGATTTAGATAATGGATCAACAATCCCGAGTGCTGGAGCAGGCGAAAGAGTCATTGAGGTTGATGTTGCAAGCGGTGATACGGAGTCACAGATTGCGACTAAAACAGCATCAACGCTGGATGGCGACTCAGCATTTTCAGCTTCTGCGACTGACAACAAAGTAGATGTTGAACGTGCAGCCTTTGGTGAGGTTCAAGATGCTCAAGATGTTGATAGTGGTGTTGGTATCACTGTTTGCAGACGTGGAAAGAATTTTGACCTCGGGCTTTTAGACGGGGAGGTTTCTTTAGAATATAGCCCAAGTAACTTTACGCTAACTTCCCATCAGAGCGGCACCACACCTCGGGCTCAACTCTTCCAGGGCATTGATACTCTTGAAGTTACAACCACAATGCAGGAAACGCAGACATCAAAGCTTGAAGAAATTTATAAGATTTATGGTGGAGCTTTCACACCGAGCGGTGGCACTAAGGTTTTTGGTGTTGGCACGGCCAAGCAGGGTGACAATCTTTTGATTGATGCGGCTAGGCTTGTGTTGAAGCCGGTGAACGCAACCGATGATACATCAAATGCAAACTTGATGCTTGCCACTCCGGTACCTGATACCTTGACTTTCAGTGGTGAGAATCCACGAACACTTTCTATTACATGGCAAGGTTTTCTTGACGACACTAAAGACAACAGAGTGTCTGCTCTACTTTTTGGTGACGCTGATCAAGATGGTATTTAATTCAAAGGAGTTTAAAGGTATGCGTGAAATCAATGGTGATTTACAAGTCTTAGCGAAAGTCAAAAAGGGCGGCAAAGAATATGAAATGCGTGATGTTGAATATAAGGTGCTCGAAAAATTTCAAGAGCGCCTTGATTCCGGAGAAAACACGCGTGATGTTTATCTTGATCTTTTAGAACAGTCGGGGATACCTAAAGAGGTTTCTCGTGGTTTTTCTCTTCGCACTTTGAACGAGCTTCAAAATGTTTTGATGGAGGAATATAAGACCGAAAAAAAGTAGATTACCTTTTTTTCATGAAGGCTAAAGTTATTAGTTTTTATGGTTTTTCAAAGTCGGAGGTTGATAGAATGCCATACCAGGAGTTTATTAAATTTTGGAATTGTATCACTCCGATTGAAGCCAATACACGGCTTGAAGATATCAACATTATAACTTTTCCTCATTTAAAAAAAGACCGGCAAAAGAAGATCCTTCAGACCTTAAAACAGAAAGCCAAGAAATTTATTGGCTCAAAAAAGAGGCCAACCTATTCAAGTGTACTTGAAAGCATAAAAAGGCAGATTCATGGCCGATGAAAAAATTGAAGTTGAAATTGTTTTAGATGATGGGAGCATAAAAAAGGGTTTTGCTAATATTGAAAATCAAAGCTCTATATCATCTCGTCAAGCATCTCGGGAGTTTGATAAAAACTTCACCAATCGTGTCAGGGGTTCATTATCATCAATCGGATCTCAGGCAAAGAATGTATTGGGTGGGCTTGTAGCAGGTTTTGCGATTCAACAATCATTGAGCGCTGTAGTTGATGAGGTTCGTAGGTTTGAACGTGGATTAGTTGGTGTTGGAAAGACTTCTGATATCTCTGGGGCTCAGCTTCAAAGTTTAGGCAGTGACATTCGTCTTTTATCGAGGGAGCTTCCACTTGCTTTGGATGAGCTTTTGGAGTTAGGTGAGGCCGCTGGTCGTTTTGGTGTTGAGGGCTCAGAAAATATTTTGACCTTTATTGACACGATTGGAAAGCTTAACTTCGCTACTGACCTTGCAGGTGAGCAGGGCGCTCAATCTATATTAAGAATATTGAATGTAACAGGTGAGGGCATCCCAATTTTAGAAGAGTTTTCTTCTGTGATTGTGTCATTGGGAAATAACGTCAAGGCTTCTGAGTCAGAGATTGTGAGGATCACAAATGAGATTGCTCGGGGGATTGGTGTATTTGGCGTGAGCGCCGGTGAGGCTGCGGCCTTGGGTGCGACATTAAAAGAATTAGGAGCTCGTGCTGAGGGGTCGGGAACAGCGATGCAAAAAACTTTCACGGCGATTGATGCTGCAATAAGTGACGGTGGCGATCAAATTCGCCGTTTTGCAAACATTACAGGTCAATCTGTTCAGGAATTTACAACTCTTTTTCGCAAAGATGCTTTTGAGGCGGTTGTTTTATTTTTACAGGGATTGTCAGAGTTAGAACAATCAGAAGTGAGTCAAACCTTAAGAGAACTCGGGCTTGACAGTGATCGTTTATTGAAAGTCTTGCAACCGTTGATTGCAAATGTTGATAATCTTGAACGGTCTATAGCTTTGTCAAACGCAGAGTTACGAAACGCTTCGGCGTTAGAAAATGAAGCTTCACGCGCTTTTTCTACATTGGACGCGGATTTACAAATTTTAGCAAATTCATTTGATGAGCTTCAGACCTCAATTGGGCAGAGTGCTAACCCGGCACTAAAGGGTTTTATTGATTTAGTAACAAATGCTGTGAATAAGTTAAATGATTTCTTTCGATTAGGGAGTGCACAAGCAGGCGGTGAGCTTGAGGCAAGAATTATTCAGCTTCAAATGAGGATTGAGAGTTTACAGGATAAGCTAAATGTTCAGGGTCCTAGGGCTGCTTTTATTGACAAAGATGCGGTTCGTGAGGAAATCAAAGAGCTTGAAAGATTGCAGCAACAAGCTATTCAGACACAAAGATTTTTAGAGATGCCCACCGAAGGGGGTATGGCCGGGGGTGAAGGTGAAGGTGAGGGTGGTGGAGCGGCTGCTACGGGCCAAGGCCAAGCAAGTGATGAGGCCGTCACAAAGGTTGAAGAAAACCTTCAAAGGTTAAGGGATAAGTTTTCTGGTTTTAGATTAACTGAACTACAGCAATTAAAATTAAATCAACAACTACAATTATCAACAATTAGTGAGGCTAACAATCAAAAGTTAATTACCGAGAGACAAGCTTTTGAATTGCGTCTTCAGGTACAGCGAGAGTTTCAACAACGTCAAGAGCAATTAAGCAAAAATTCACAAGCTGAGCAGTTAGATTCACTTGGGGATTTTTTTGGTCAAGTCAGAGACCAGATGGCTGACCTTCAAGGAAGTTCTGGCGATTTAATAAATAACATTGCAAGATTATTTACAAATGGTATTGTCAATGGTCTTAAAGCTTTTGGGGAAGCTTTAGTCACTGGGGAAAATGCATTTGCTGCTTTAGGCAAACAACTATTAAAAACCCTTGGTCAATTTGCAATCATGGTTGGTCAGTTTTTTATACTAGCAGGTAGAGGGCTTGGCTCTATTCCATTTTTGCAATTCAGCGCAGCGGGTGCAATTGCAGCGGGTGCTGCACTTATTGTCTTGGGCGGTGTATTGACTGGATTGGCTGGTGGCGGCGCTGGCGGTGGTGGATCAGCTGGTGCTGGAGGTGCAGTCGGTGGTGGGGCTACGGATCCTATAACAGGAGAACCTGACCAAGATTTGGCTGAAGATATGGAGCCACGTCAGCAGATTACAGTTAACATTCAGGGCAATGTATTAGACCGAAGGGAATCGGGGCTTGAAATTGTAGAGATCTTAGAAGAGGCTTTTGATACTCAACGTGCTGAGGTGACAACATGACACCGTTAAGCTTTAGCATTTTTTATTTTATTGATCCGGTTGAGCAAGACAATAAGTTTTTAAATTTTGATGAGGGTGGAGGTGAAATAACGGCTGAGGTTCAGGTGGGAAGTTTCACACCGACAGAGCTTATGACTCGTGTGGAGACGGCCTTAAACGCTGCGGGCACATTGACCTATGCAGTTAGCTTTAACCGGACCACTAGAAAGGTCACAATTTCAGCGGACAGCGCATTTGATCTTTTGGTGTTTAGTGGCAGTCAAGCAGGCACTAGCATTTTCAAGTTACTGGGTTTCACAGGCTCATCGGATTTAACTGGTCAGAGTTCTTATACAGGAGATAGTGCAGCGGGATTTGTATGGGAGCCTCAATTTATGCTCCAAGATTTTGTTGATCCTGAGAACCGGCAAGAAAAGGTTGATGCGACGGTGAATGAGCCCACGAGTGGTTTAAGGGTTGAGACCGTTTCTTTTGGCAGACGAAAGTTCTTAGAGTTTAACGTACCGTTCATTACAGATAAGGCTCAGCCTGGTGGTCCTATTAAAAATGATTTAAACGGCGTGGCAAATGCTAGGCGTTTTTTAGTTCATTCCACAGACAAACGCCCAGTTGAATTTATGAAAGATATTGGTGACCGGTCGAGCTTTATCACGTTACTTTTAGAGAGGACCCCACAGAGCGAAAACGGCACAGGTTTTGATTTGGACGAGATGATTGATGAGAATTTATTGGGTTATTTTCGAACAGGGATTTTAAGATATAGGGTGCAATAATTGGCAATTTTAGACGGTCAAGCAGTTAACGCTCAAAATTCAAATGCGGCTTGGGTTTCACGGTTAGTTGATACAGACACGGTTGGAAAAGTTGATCTAAAAAATGACGCACACGCAGACGTTTTAGACGCGCAGCGTGAGCTTAACTCATTAGCTCAGCAATTAAATAAGCCTTTGAATCAGGCGGTGGGGACAAAGGTTGGCTGGGCTAGCAATTCGATAGGCAATTCAAGTGACTTTTTTAAAGAGCGGATAGACAACCTTCAAACTGTGATTGAGTCGAATCAATCAGAGGCCACGACTCTTAGGACTTTAAGCGGGACTTCGGCTGGAGATACAAACCACGGCACCTTCACGGGCTCAACAATTAGTGACAACCCAGACACCACTCAGGCTTTACAGGAGCTTGAGACAGCGGTTGAGGGAAAGATTGATGCATCTAATGTCGTCCAGTTTGAAAAATTCACAGTGAGCCACACAGCCTTTCAGACGGCGGCTAACGTAAATGACGTGGAGCTTTTTTCTTTGCCGGCCAAGGGCATGGTAATGGGTTTTATTTTGATTGTAGGGACATCGTTTAGTGGTGGCAATATTAGTGATTATGTGGTGAGGATTGGAGTCGGTGGCGACACTGACAAGTTTGTATTTGATTTTGATGTGACGCAGGCCGCCGATTCTAAGAAAGAGGTCCAGATGTTTTTAGTGGAAAACGTTTCTGCGGCTACAAGTATTAGGATTGAGGCTGAGTCTACTGGGGATACTCTTGATGCCACGACTCAGGGTGAGGTTGAGGTTCATGTTTTGAAGGGAGGTTTGGGTTGAGACTGATTATTTTTATCTTATTATTCAGTTTAAATGCATTTTCTAACACTGTTCGTTTTAATTCATTGAGGTTGATTCCTGGAAGCCTTCCTTCAAATGCTCCTGAGAGTGAGCTTCGAATTGATTCTGGTGACGGCAACACTTTAAAAAAGTTTAACTCTAGCACGAGCACTTGGGAAAAAATTGCTGGTGCAGGTGCAGGCGGTGGCGGTGGGGGTATTAATCTCCTTCAAAAAGAAAACTTTGATTTTGAAGATAGTCCCATCACGAATGAATGGACGTTTTCCGGGAGTGGAAGCTTTAGTGCTGAGACCACTGATCCTATGTTTGAGGATCAATCAGGCTTAGTAGATTTCTCAGCCAGCGGTGAGACATTGGATTCAGCTGAGGTTACTATTGAAAAAGGCTTTGTTGGGCAGCGTTGTGAGATTGTGCTGCCTTATAAGTTTGCGGGCGGAACTGAAGGAAATGTAACACTTCAGGCTATTGATTCCACTCCGAATGTTTTAGCTGAGATAGATTTAGCACCTACGACTGGCGACGATGTATTGAATGCCCAGATGATGTTTGATTGTCCGGACACTTTCGGCGAGGCTTTGAGGCTTCGTTTGAATTCGACAGCCGATGCTCAGCCGGTGACTTTGGATAATGCTTTTCTTGGTATTGGTCGGTTGATTGGTCAGGCTGTGCCTGGGAATAAAGACCTTGGTGAAAAGATTTTATCTAGTGCTGTGACTTCTGATGGGGTTGTTAGTGGATTAACTTTTGATTCAGCGGATGGGATCAAGACTGGGCAGTTTTATACTGTGATTTTGGGGTGTTCCTTAAGAGTAAATGATGCGGACGTCAATGATTCTGTCGTTCAGTTACAAGTTGTAAACTCAACATCCAATGAAGGTAGGTGTTTGCATCAAGATGCTGACTCGCAGGCGAGTCAAAATGATGGAGCTTATGTTTTCACCTTCAAGACAGAATCTAATTCAATCACTTTTGAAGCCGTTTCAGCTAGTACCGATAGTCTTATCCTGGGCGATGGGACTAAATTCGGCACTTGGGCACAAGTCATCGAAAGAAACGATATCAATGCTAACCCAAAAGAGAATATCACTCTTGAAACGTCTGGGTTTTTGATAAGCGCTGATATTACTGGCACATTTGATTTAAACGGTTCTTCAACTTCTGGTTTTATTGAAATGACAGATCCAGGGGCATCTTTAAATCAAGATTCTGAGAGTAATGAGGTTGATATTGCTTGCAGTAGTACGAATTCATCTACTGGGGACACCTGTTCAAGTGGCGATGAGTCAAACGGCATCGTTTTTGAGGCTCCGACGGCGGGGATTTATCAAATTTGCACTGGCTTTCAGCAACAAATCAGACTGGGTACGAGCACTGACAGAGATTTTTCTATGAGGTATTCTATCGCACACACTGAAAATGCAAGTCAGACTATTATTGAGCGAAGCCCACAGAGGAGTATTTCCCGTGAAGTGGATGATGCAGACGAACTTCACAATGAAATCATATCACTCTGTGAGACCTTTCGTTTTAATTCTGCCCAGAAAAAAACTTTTAGGCTAATGATAAAAAGAGAGTTTACGGAGAACATCAATGGTGCTGCCTTAGAAGAAACAAAGTGGAGAGTTTTCAAGCTTAATGAAGGCTTTCCAACACCTGTTTTTACTGACTTGCAGAATAGTCTTTCATCTAAACTAGAAGCGGGGACAGATTTAAACACGGCTTCGGGGCTGATTGCTTGCAATGCAAGCCCTTCCGTTAATAATGACCGTACACAAAACATTTCAAGTGTGACTCATGATGCCACGGGTGTTTGTACAGTGACTTTTGATTCAGGCACATTTTCTGGCAATGTCATATGTTCCGGATCTCATAGGGGAACAGGTGTTCGGACTCCATCTTTTAATACTGTTGGGCCAGGATCAATTGAGGTTAATTTAAATGATGAAAGCGGCACAAAAGCAGATGGTGGTTTTATGTTTACTTGCCTTGGGCCAAAATAAGGAGAAGTAATGTTAAGATATTTGATCACATTCATAGCTTTAGTTTGTTTGGCTTTTCTAACCAACACAGTGACAGCACAAGTTAATTGTTTCCCGGTTGGAAAGCCAGGGGCGAATAAAACT